TACAACAAACATTACCAGAAATTGTTAAGTCAGGCCCTATAGCAAGACTTGCAAGAGGCATAGGTAGCGTTTTCCAAGAGGGTATAGATTTTGCTAAAGATGCAACAGCTGGTATTAACCTTCCTAGTTTAAAAGAGATAGGTGAAGGATTTACAAATTTTATGAATCGTTTTACACCACAGAGAACTGTAACTGATACGAATGCCATGAATATGCCAGAGGCAGCAATTATACGAGAAAAATACGATTACGGAGACAGACCACTTGTAGATGTTATGGGACAAAATACTTTTGGTTCAATGCCAATGAACACTGGCATAGCAAGTGTAAGACCACAACAAATGCAAGATGCTGACAGAAATGTTGCAGAGGCTTTACAATTAGTGCCTTCAGAATCTCAAAATATTCCTATTGATTTAGGTTCTGGTATACGAATAGCTCCAGGATCTGGTGCAAATAGATTTAAATTTACAACGTCAACTGGTGCTAACTTACCAGGTCTTAATCCAATGAGTAATGTTTTTGATATGATAGATGCTAGAAATCTTGAAAAAGAGGTGGGTAGATTAACTGACGAAGAAAGAGAATTTTTAGCAGGTAGAAGAAACAGAATTGTTGGCACTCCACCTAGATTTGTAACAAACGTATCTTAATGAAAGTCACAGATTTTTTACATAAATATAAAAAAGCCTTGAATACTCGTATTGAAGACATTAGTATGGCTTTAACAAGCGGTAATGCTTCTGATATGGAAGCATACAAAGCAATGGTAGGTGAAATCCAGGGTCTAACCTACGCACTAGATCAATTAAGAACCCTGCTGGAGAAGACAGACGATGACATTAATAGTGCCTGAATATGTTCTTAGACAAAAAGAAGCTAAGAAAAAAGCAGACGAAGAAGCAAAAAAATTATCATTAAAAGACAGAGTGCCACAACCAACTGGTTGGAGATTACTTGTTATGCCCTATATGGGTAAAGAAACAACAGAGGGCGGCGTTCATGTGCCAGACTCTGTAAGAGATAAAGAAGCTAGAGCTACAGTTGTAGCATATGTGGTTAAAGTAGGCCCACTAGCATATAAAGATTTAGACAAATTTGGAGAAGATGGAGCTTGGTGTAAGGAGGGCGACTGGATATGTATTGGTCGTTACGCTGGTTCTAGATTCCAGATAGAGGGTGGAGAAGTGCGAATTATCAATGACGATGAAGTCATTGCAACCATTGTCAATCCCGATGACATTAAATCATACGGAGCTTAATGTATGCAACAACAAAAACAAGAAGAACTATTTGAAGAAGTGGAGGTAGTAGATGGCCCAGAAGAAGAGGGGAAGACCCCCCAAAAAACAACCCAAGTTGTCGGAGATACCGAAGGCACAACCCAAGGTGAGGAAGTCACTGGTGACGAGGATCTTTCAGAGTATTCTGAAACCGTTAAAAAGCGTATTTCAAAACTTACGAACCGTTTTCGGGAAGAAGAACGACAGAAACAATCTGCAATCACTTATGCAGAATCTATCAAAAAACAGAACGAAGAACTCAAAGCAAGATTAGATAAGTTAGACACTAACTATGTCGGAGAGTTTGATAACAGAGTAACTGCTCAAGCAGCTGCAGCAAAAGAGGCGTATAAAAAAGCCTTAGAGTCTGGAGATGCAGACGCTTTGTACGAGGCACAACAGAACGTAGCTCGAATAGCTATGGAAGAAGCCAACCTCAAAAAAATGAAAGCACAAAGAGAAGAGCAAGCAAAAACTCAAGAAGCAAATTCAAGAAACAATACTTCTCAACAAGCGGTAAATCAAGCTCAACCTCAAAAACCAGACCCTAGAGCCGAAAAATGGGCAGAACAAAACGAGTGGTTTGGTCAAGATCAGACTATGACTTACGCTGCTTTCGGTGTTCATAAGACATTAATTGAGCAAGAAGGGTTTGACCCGAACAGTGAAGACTACTATACTGAACTTGATAGAAGGATGAGAACAGAATTTCCACATAAGTTCTCGGATACGAGAACGCAGTCTTCTACTCCTAGAGTTGCATCTGCTGGAGCAACAGCTTCAAGATCAGCTACAAGAGGTAAAAGGACAGTTAAGCTAACGCCATCACAGATAGCGATAGCAAAAAGATTAGGTGTCCCATTAGAAGAATATGCAAAGCATGTGAAGGAGTAATTATGACTACGAACAGAATTTCACGAGAAGCCACAAATCGTGCTAATAACACAAGGAGAAAACCTTGGCAACCTCCAGCAAAGTTGGATGCACCTCCTCCTCCAGAGGGGTTTGAACATAGATGGATCAGAACCGCCCTTCGTGGCGAAGATGATAAATCTAATGTTTTTTCCAGAATGAGAGAAGGATGGGAACCAGTTAGGGCAGACGAATACGGAGCCGAAGCTGCAAAGTATCCAGTTATTGAAGAGGGTAAAAACAAAGGGATAATAGGTGTCGGTGGTTTAATGTTGGCACGAATACCCACAGAAACGGTACAAGAGAGAACTGAATATTTTCGGGAGCAGACCCGCAATCAAATGACAGCCGTGGATGAAAACTTGATGAGGGAGCAACATCCCTCTATGCCTATTCATAAACCAGATAGGCAAAGTCGTGTAACCTTCGGTAAAGGGAGTAAAATGAATGCTTCTAATACCGATTAACTATAAGGAGCAATAAATGGCTAATATAAATGTAGCTTTTGGGTTTAAGCCAGTTGGAAAACATGGCTCAAGTCCAGCGACTCAAGGTACGAGTCAATACTTTATTGCTAGTGATGCTTCCGCGATCTTTCAAGGTTCACCAGTCAAAGCCGAGCTAACTGGCGGAACTATTCAGATCGCCTCTGCAACTGGTAATGGAGACCAATTAGTTGGTGTCTTTGCTGGATGCGAGTTTGTGGATGCAACCACTGGCAAGTTAAGGTTTAGTAATACATGGCCTGGAAGTGGGTCAGCCAATACTAACTTTGACATCAAAGGGTTTGTGTATGATGATCCAGCACAGAGATTTATTATCGCAAGTGATGGAACAAACACTGACAGAGCAACTGCTAAAGCAGATATCTTCAAGACTGCTGATATAGCAAGTGGAGCAAGTGGTAATACTACAACTGGTATTTCTTCTGCTGTACTAGATATATCAACTGCTGAGGATACAGATACATCAAATGTGGTTATGATTTTAGGTATTCACGAAGATGTAACTAATGCTGACCACAGTGCTGCTGGTGTTTCATACATAGTTAAAATTAACAACCATGCGTTAAATTCTTCGGATGCTGACGCTACTGCATCTTAAGGAGGGTGTAATATGGCTATTTCAAGAGCACAACTCGCCAAAGAACTAGAGCCTGGTTTAAACGCCCTCTTTGGTATGGAGTATAATAGGTATGAAGGTCAACATGCAGAAATCTTCGACACAGAGGCATCAGATAGAGCCTTTGAAGAAGAGGTCATGTTAAGTGGTTTCGGAGCAGCGCCTACTAAGCAAGAAGGTTCTGGTGTCACATTTGATGATGCAAACGAAGCCTACACTTCAAGATATAACCATGAGACTGTGGCAATGGCTTTCTCAATAACAGAAGAGGCTGTAGAGGATAATCTTTACGACAAGCTATCTGCTCGTTATACGAGAGCACTTGCAAGGTCAATGGCACATACAAAGCAAGTGAAAGCTGCAAACGTATTAAATAATGCGTTTACTGCTGGAGCAACTGCTGGTGGTGATGGTAAAGCATTACTAGCAACAGACCACCCATTAACAAATGGTGGGACTTTTGCTAACGAGCCAACTGTTGCAGCAGACTTAAACGAGACATCTTTAGAAGATGCTTTGATTAAGATTGCAGGCTTTGTAGATGAGAGAGGTTTAATTATCGCTCTAAGAGGTATGAAATTAATCATTCCTAGACAACTACAGTTTGTCGCAGAGAGATTACTTAACTCTCAGTTAAGACCTGGAACAGCAGATAATGATGCTAATGCTATTAGAAACATGGGAATGTTACCTAATGGCTATGTCATTAACGATTATTTGACTGACACAGATGCGTTTTTCATTAAGACAGACGCACCAAATGGTCTTAAGCATTTCGAAAGAATGCCAATGGCGACAGCAATGGATCCAGATTTCGACACTGGGAACATGAGATATAAAGCAAGAGAAAGATATTCTTTCGGCTTCTCAGATCCTCGTTCACTATTCGGTTCACCTGGAGCATAAAAAATTTAAATATTTTTTTAGGGCGACTATTTGCAGTCGCCCTTTTTTTATGTATAATAAAACTACCTTGACGAAGAATTAACTTCGACAACAGCCAAGACAAGGAGACATACATGGCTAATACAACATTCTCAGGTCCTATTAGATCTGAAAGCACAATTAAAACAATCAGTAAAGATGCAACTAGTGGGGCCATTACAGAGGTAACAACTCTTGGTGGAGCACCAGTTAGTTTATCTGATGGTAACGTAACTCTTACAAATGCTACTCATAGTGGTAGAGTTTTACTTGTACCAGATGGATCACAAGATAATACATACACATTACCAGCACCTATAGCTGGATCAATGTTTAGATTTGTTTATGCGGGTGGAGCAGCAGATGGAACAGATGCTCTTATAATCACACCTGGCAACACAAACTTTTATATTGGTGGGATTACTCATTTAGATACAAATGCAGATAACGTAACTGTATTTTCAAATGGTAGCTCAAACAGTAGTGTGCAGTTAAATGTGCCACAAGCATTTGATATTACGATTATGGGACTAAACACAACCAATTATCAAATTTTTGGCACTGTTACATCAACTACAGTTCCTGCTTTTGCTGACCAATAATAGGAGATACAAATGGCTGGAACAAGATCTGACGTAAAAGCCTTTAATGTGAATCAAGGAGATGCTGCTGCTTTGATAGGACCTGCAAGGTCAAGAATAAGACAGATAGTTATCTTTGCAGACGCGGCTGGTGCTATTACTATTACCGATGGTAACGGTGGTGCTACTTTGATTTCACAAAGTTTTCCAACTGGATTACACACTCTTAATATTCCAGACAATGGTATATTAGCAGAAAGTGGTGCATACTTATCTGCCTTTACTGGCAGTAGTAATAAACTAACGATATTTTTATCGTAATGGCTAGAACGAGAGACAAGCAACCTCCTAAAACCAAAAAGTATTTTCGCTCCACTAAGGCTGGGGCGGGAATGACTAAGGCTGGGGTTGCTCGTTATCGTAGAGATAATCCAGGCAGTAAATTAAAAACTGCTGTTACTGGTAAAGTTAAAGCTGGGAGTAAAGCTGCAAAAAGAAGAAAATCATTTTGTGCAAGAAGTGCAGGCCAGATGAAAAAGTTTCCTAAAGCAGCTAAGAATCCTAATAGTAGGTTAAGACAAGCAAGAAGAAGATGGAAATGTTAAACATAAAACAAATAATTACAGGTGTTATTGTGACTTCAGCAACTGGAGCTATAGCATGGATATGCTTAACATTAATTAATGTAGACAAAAGAACTGCAATTACTGAAATAAAAGTTAAAGAAAATAACGAAATGATAACAGTATTGTGGGCAGATTTTATGAAAAGAAAGGGTGAGGATGGCAATCTCGCGGGGATCGATGTCAAAACAGATCACAAAGTCTCCTGGGAAACGCTCCTCAAAGTGGAGTAGTGCTAGGAAGAGGCGGATCAATTGTAAACGACCTAAAGGGTTTTCTGAAAGAGCACATTGTGCCTCTAAAAAAAGGAGAGGTCGTAAGGGGTGAACCAATTAAAGTATGCCACAAATGTAAGAAAAGAGAGTTTTTTTGCACTTGTTGGAAAATAATGAAAGGAAGATATTATGCCTAAAGACGCATGTTACCATAAAGTAAAAGCCAGATATAAGGTTTTTCCATCAGCATATGCCTCAGGTGCTATTGCTAAATGTAGAAAAGTCGGTGCAGCCAACTATGGAACTGGTGGTAAAAAGAAGAAAAAAGCAGATGGTGGTCTTATGGCTGCCATTAAAAAAGTAGACAGAGAGCAATCAATGAAAGCTAAAGAAGGTGCAGCCGTTAGAAGAACTAAACGAAAGTCTAGTAATCCTAACATAGCCAGAGGTTGTGGAGCTATAATGTCAAATAGAAGAAAGAAAACGAAGTATTCGTAATGGCAGTTCGAAAGACAAAAAAGGGTCTAGCACTTAAAAGGTGGTTTAAAGAAGACTGGAAAGATGTCAAGACTGGTAAACCATGTGGTCGCCAAAAGGGTGAAAAGAGAGGAACTCCGTATTGTAGACCAAGTAAAAGAATTAGCTCTAAAACTCCAAAGACTACTAAGGAGATGACAGCTAAAGAAAAAAGAAGTAGAATAAGTCAAAAGAATCGGTTAGGGCAACCTGCTGGTAAACCAAGAAGAGTGAAATCATTAACTAGAAAAAGGAGAAAATGATGCCTAACAAAAACGGTAAAAAAATGACAGCTAAAATTAAAAACCCTATGAAGGGGTTGAGTAGAGGCAAACCTATAACAGGAACGAAAAAAGTAGGTCCTGGTGGTAAAAAAATGATGGGTGGTGGAACTATGAGAAAAAGGATGAAAAGAGGTGGTAAAGCCTAATGGCAACTTCAAACTCAAGAGATTTTGATTTAGATGTAGGAGAACTTATCGAAGAAGCCTATGAGAGATGTGGCTTAGAGATCT